TGACAAGCCGACGCCGTGAAGGCGCGAACTTACATTCGTGCCTAGTGTATGGACGCGCTCGAAATCCTTGTGAAGGGGTGGCCGATTTTCTTGGGCATGATTACGCTCATCATCGTGCTCTCAAAGCTCGACCTGCGCGTGGCCGTACTTGAGGAAAAAATGAAATCGCTGTTCGACCTTTTTAACAAAAAGTAACCATGTTCCCTCTCGCTGAAATCCTAGGCATCGGCACGAAGCTGATCGACAAACTCATCCCTGACCCCGAGGCAAAGGCCAAGGCGCAGTTGGAACTCGCGCAGCTCGCGCAGAGTGGAGAGCTGGCGAAGATGAACGCGGACCTTGAGGCTTACAAGACCGAGCAGAACAACCTCACTGACCGGCTCAAGGCGGACATGGCGAGCGACTCGTGGTGGTCAAAGAACATTCGCCCGATGACGCTGGCGGCAATCCTCGCGGGCTACTTTCTCTTCGCAGGGATGTCGGCATTTGGCTACGACGCAAAAGAGGCTTATGTCTCGCTCCTTGGGCAGTGGGGGATGCTTATCATGTCGTTTTATTTTGGGGGTAGAACGCTTGAGAAAATTATGGAAATGAGGGCTAAAAAATGAGCGACGAAGCCTCAAAGCACGCGCTCATCGAGAAGGCTGCATTTGCCGTGCTGCCGATTCTGTTCTCGTGCGTTGTTTATCTGATGTCGTCGCTCGCTTCGATCTCCCATGAAGTCACCGTGCTAAGGCAGCAGGTGTCTCTCGTTGTGACTTCGGACAACAAGCAGGCGACCAACACCCGAGCGGAGCTAGCTCGCGAGAAACTCAGGCAGGACCTAGAGAAAGAAATCCAGCACAACCGAGACATGATTCTGGAAAACCGAACGAGCATCGCCGTCATCACCGAGCGAATCGGACAATTCAAAAAATGAACGCCGACCACACCAAAGCCATTCTCACCGCCGCAACGCCAGCCGCCGCGATGGTCTCGCTCTCGCAGGTCAACGAGGTCGCCGCGCTTGTCGGCACGCTCCTCGGCATTGCGTTCCTGCTCTGGCGCTGGCGGCGCGAGGCGCAGAAGCCGGACTGAATTTGACGGCCATCGCCTTGGCGATGGAACCCATCATCACATTCGCAGCATCCGCAGGCGTCATCGACGCGCAGACCGGAATCATTCGCGGCGTCTCGCTCATCACCAAGGGCCCAGCGTTGGGCCACGGCGTGATGATCGACAGCACGACGCTAGAGCAGGTCAAGAAGGCCGCGGAGCAATACTCTGGCGGGCTCAAGGTGAAGCTCGATCACTCGGGCGGAGCGGGCGACATCGTCGGATACATCGACACGTTGCGCATCGAGGGCGAAAAGCTCCTCGGGGATTTGCACTTGCTCGAATCCTCGGTCCATCGCGCTTACATCTTGGAGATCGCCGAGCGGATTCCTGACACGTTCGGACTCTCGATTGCGTTCTCGGGTCCGTCGGAAAAGAGCGCGGACAAGCTCACTACTTTGCAACGGTGCTCAGAAATCTACTCGGTTGACCTCGTTTCAGAGCCAGCCGCAAACGCAGGTCTCTTCGCGCGCAAACTGAAACAACTTCAGAACGGCGAAATCGAGCAACCGTCCGCAGAAATCGAAATCGAATTACCCATGAACGAAGAAATGAAAAAGGCCATCGAGGGGATGATCCAATCCGCCATGATGAGCATGAACGACAAGCTCGCGAAGCTCGAAGCCGCGCTTCCTCCTCCGGTTGAAAAACCCGCCGCCATGAGCGCACAGACTGAGGTCGTGCAACTCGCGGCCAATGCTGCGGCGCTCGCTGCCGTCAAAGAATTTGCCAAGTCCTTCGGTGCGCCCGCCGCCCCGATCGCCTCGGCGGAAGCTCCTAAACCAGTCGCGCAAGCGCAGAAGTTCGAGGACATCGTCGCCGCCAAAGCCACCGAGCTGAAGGGCGACAAATCCTCGGCCATCTCCTTCGCGGTCAAAAATCATGCCGACCTTTACGCCGCCTATCGTGCGCGCGTGCAGGGCGGCGAACTCGTGAAACTCTAAAAATACTAACATGGCTACTTCATTCCAAAATGCGGGCACGTTTGTCGCGAACTCGGCTATCACCGCGTTCCGCCTTGTGTCCATTTCCTCTAACCGCGGGGTCGGTCTTGCCGCCACCGCTTCGCTTCCTGACGGCGTCGCTCTGATCGACGCTGCTTCTGGCGATCAAATCACCGTACAGTTCCTTGGTGGCACCACTATCAAGGCCACTCTGCTCGCTGGGCCGGTCACCGTAGGTGACACGGTCTTCTCAACCGCCAACGGAACCGTGGCCATCACCGGCACTGTGACCGTGGGCAAATCGCTGACTACCGCAACTGACGCAAGCGCGATCATCGAGCTGATCGTAAAGAACATCTAAACCCTAAAAAATCTTACCATGTACACAAATTCAGCAGCCATTTTTCGCGGCGACATCGCCGGTGTAGTCGAGCAGGCAAAAGACTATGAAGCCGGACTTATCGGCGTTCAAGCGATGCCGATCCTCGACGTGCCCGTGCGCGCCGGTCAGTACCCTTCCTTCGTTCTCAAAGAGGGTCAGCTCCTCAAGAGTGACGTAAAGAACCGCGCCGCTTACAGCGCCTATGCTCGCGGAACGCGTGCGTTTAACCAAGACACCTACACGGCATTGGAATATGGATACGAGGAGGCTGTAGACGATACAGTGACCCTTGACATCGCCCGATTCTTCGACGCCGAGGTGATCGCCGCCAAGCTCGCTAAACGCAAATTGCTCCTCGCGCACGAACTGCGCGTGGCCGCAAAAATCTTCGACAATACCGTCTTCACGGCGACGAACTCGGCCACGGCATACACGACCGCGAACATCGCTACGTTCGATGTCGCTGCCGACGTGCAGGACGCCATCGACCGCTTGCTCGCGAAGGGCGAGAGCGTCACGAACTTGTCCGTCATTATGTCGGCCAGCGTATTCACTCGGATTCGCGCGAGCACGAAATTCCAAAACCGTTTGCGCGGCGCTGGAATCTCGTCCGACACGATCCTCAATGCCTCGACGGCAGCGGCGGCGGAAGTCTTCGGCGTCAGTCAGGTTTTGATCGGTAGGGCTTCTTATGATACAGCACCTGAGGGGGTCGCTTTCTCATCTGGGAATGTATGGAGCAACGCTCTGATCTGGGTGGGCTCGGTCACGCAGGCGTCTGCCGGATTCTTCGGCGGTGGAGCAGGCTTCACCCTCAACTGGTCCGAGTATGGCCCAGCGATCGGCGTCTCGACCTACCGCGAAGAGGCGATCAAATCCAACATCGTGCGGGCGTCGCACTATGTGGCAGAAAAAATCGTCAATGCGAACGCGGGTCAGCTCGTGACGACCCAATACAGCTAATCGAAACTAGGTTTCAGAACAGCCCCACGCCTCACCGCGTGGGGCTTTTTGTTTTGACGCTGCGGCGCGATTCGCCACACCGGAGGCAACACACAACATGACGATTTCCCTCTGCGTGATTGCCGGCAACGAGACCGCGCATATCAAGACCATGCTCGATTCATTCGTCGGCATCATCGACGAACTCTCACTCGTGCGCGCCATCGGCTCGCAGGAACCCGACGACACCGAACAACTCGCGCGTGACTGGTGCGAGCGCAATGCGGTCCCGCTGGTGTTCTCCGACTACCGCAACGGCGTCACTGCGCAGGCGTGGCGGCACGTCGATTCGTTCGCGAGGGCGCGCAACCAAGCCTTCGCCCAAGGCACCGGCGATTGGCTTCTATGGGCGGACTGCGACGACGTGCTGACCGATGCAGCGGACCTGCGGGAAAGGCTCAAGGAACTCACGGAAGACGTGCTGATGCTGCGATGCCCTTACGACGTGCGCGGCACCGGCAAGAAGCTCCAACGTGAGCGCATCATTCGGCGCACGGCGTTCGCCTCGGGGCGCGTCTGGCACCACGACGTCCACGAAAACCTGCTGCTGCTGCCGAATGATCTCCACAACGAATGGACGGTGCCGGTTTGGCGGCATCAGCCGGTGTCGATCAAGCAATCCAATCGCAAGCGAAACCTAGCAATCCTCGGGCGCAGCGTGGCCGAGTCGGCGACCCAGTATTTTTACATCCACCAAGAGCACTACTGCGCGGGCAACAAGACCGCCGCCGAGCAGTTCGGGCGCATCGCGCTCAGCTTCCCGAATCTCGATGACTCTTTTCGCTATGAAGTGCAGCTCAACCTTGCGCGGCTCGTGGCGTCGCGTCGCGAGGCTTTGCAGTTTGCGCTCGGTGCGCACGGGGTCTTTCCGTGGTGCCGCGAGGCCATCGCCTCGATCATTATGCTGGCCTTTGAGCGCAACGACGGCAGGCGCGCGAGCTTCTGGGCGGAGCGAATGATGTGGCTACCGGAGCCGAAGGAAAAAGACCGACCGTGGACGCACGAAGTGAAGTGGTATGGCTGGGCCGGTCTCGATCTCGCTGCGCGCTCCTACCGGCTCGCGGACAAGCCGAGGAAGGCGGACGGGCTCCAGTGGGCTTTCCACAAGTATGAGAAGCCCGCGATTCGGCTCACGCAAAAAACCCTCGGCGACTCGACGCGCTCGGTGTCATTTCGCGAGGCGTGGCTCGGGACGGCAGCGCAACCGGAAACCATCGAGCACGTCTTTCTCGTGCGACCCGACGACAAGGAAACCATGGCGATGTCTAAGCAATTTATCCACGACGTAGGACAGCCGCGGGCAACAGAGCGCGCCATGATCTCGGTTCACATCGAGGACGGCATGGTGCCGCCCCACGACTGGGACAAGCTCGTCATCGCAAGCGGCGTAACGCTGATCGACGCGGAGAACATTAAGGAAATCCTCGCAGCCAAGAAGCCGTGAGCACGCCAGCAATCATCGTCTGCACGGTTAACGCCGCGTGCCTCGACGTGATGACCGCGTCGCTCAACGCCTACATTCCGCGCGAGGTCGAGCGGTATGTGCATCACAAGATCGGCACGAACTTCGGAGACGCCTACAACTTTGCCGCGCGCGAAGCGTTCAAGCGGCACGATGAGATTCTGGTCTGCAATGATGACATCGTGTTCACGCCGACGACGTGGGCGGTGCTCCTCGCGGATGTCGCGCATCTGCGCAAGGTCGTGTCCGATCTCGGCTACGTCGCGACGCGCTCGGACTACGCGCGCGGCGAGCAGAACGTGCGCAGCGGGCGCGGGAAGATCGACTTTCTTCGCTACCAGTCCGAGCGGCATATCGTCGAGACGCCGGTGATCGCGCCAATTTGCGCGTGGGTCCACCGCGACGCGTGGGTGGATTTCCCGCCGATCAATTGGTTCTCGGACGACGTGCAATGCGCGGACATGAAGCGGCGGCATTTCATCTCGCGGGCCTACGTTCACCACGTCGGCTCGCAGACCTGTGGGAAGGACGCACAGCGGTGCTACGAGGATGCCGAGCCGTGGCTACTCGCGAACCGGCCAGAGATGCACGCGCGGTTTTATTTTACAGGCGGCGCATAAGTATGGCAGCAGTCCGAGACTTCGACCCGACGCAGATTAACTCCGATTTCTCGGCGATACTTGAGCAGGCGGGCGTCTCGTTTACTTATCAGGGGGTGAGTGTTACTGGAGTCTGGGCAGCGGCGAGCAATGCATTTGCCGACTTCGAGGACCAGCGCCGCGAAGATAGCAAGTTTACCGTGTTCCTTTTGACGTCGAGCGTGAGCGCCACGCCGAAAGTCACGCAGACGCTTTCACGGGCGAGCATCACCTACTTCATCGAGCGCGTGACGCTAGACGCCGAGGGCGCGGGCTGCGAAATCAGCGTCGCGAAGGTGATATGATTTCAATTTCATCAGACACCAAGAAGCTAGAGTATGCGCTCGCAAGACTTGCCGACGCTGCAAAGGTCGATCTCGGTCTAGTCGTGAAACAGGAAGCCGCCTACGTCGCAAAGGCGGTCATGCAGATCACGCCGCCGACCGGAGACAAAACGAAAAAAGGACCAACGGTGGCGACAGTCACGGGCGGGCAAATCACGAAAACAAAAGCAAGCGGACTCAGCACAAACGCAAAGGAGCAGGGCGAGAAAGCGATTCTGGGCGACTTGTTCGGCGGGAATAAAATGGCCAAGGAATTTCAGATTGGCTTGTTCCAGCGCATCGGAAATTCAACGGAAGTTCCACCGCGCGGCGGGCGGCACGAGACGATGGGCGTCAGTCTCGGAAATGAAGGCGGCAAGAAAATCCGCATTTACCGAAAGTTCTGGCAAGAGTCGGCATCCATTGGAACGATGCGCGATTTCCATTTTGCAAATCGAACCGAGCGCGGAAGGCGGAGGCAAGTCACGAGGAGTCTGGTGGGGCGCTGGGCGGTACAAGACCAGATGTGGGTTTCGGAGCAAGCAGCGAACGCGTATCTTAAACACACGCAAAAAAAGGTCGGACTCGCGAAGGCTGGATTCGCCGCTGCGGCAATGGCGTGCGGCGTGCGCGTGCCGTCGTGGATTCGGCGACACATGGCAAAGGCTGGAAACGCTCAGGTGAACTTTGGTCCGAATCCGTTCGTGGTCGCGCGGACTACCGGCAACCAGATTCCTGACCTCCAACGCGTGGTCGATGGCGCCTTGAAGATTCGTTACAAAATCACAATCTCGAAGTATCGCGCAATTCTTGCAAACCGCGCCGTCAATCTCGGCTTCACCCGCGTTGTCGGAGGGATGCCAATAAAATCTGACGCATGAGCACACGCACCAACATCCGCACCGCGACGGCGAACGCTCTCACCGGCGCGCTCGTCGTTCCGACCGCCAACATCCTTCGCGGGCGAAACAACACGATTGCAAGCATCTCGTTTCCCGCCGCTGCCGTTTACGCAGTCAGCGAGCAAATCGAGGTGCGCACGCTCGGGCCGAGCAACCGCACGCAATACCGGCAGCTTCAACTCATCGTTGATTACTTCACTGCCGAGAGCGGAACCTATTTGATCGACGACCTTTTCGACACCGGCAGCGCGGCGGTCGAGGCCGCAGTTCTCGCCGACGTGACGCTTGGGGGGCAATGCCGCGATCTTCATTTGACGAGTGTGGATTATGTGATCGAGCCCGACGAGGACAGGCGCTTCGGCACGGCTCGGCATACTTTCAACTGCATTTATTTAACCACCGACTAACATGGCAAACCACCTCGGCCGCGAAGGCCTCGTCAAAATCTCGGCTACCACCATCGGCGAGCTGCGCAACTACTCGCTCAGCCACTCGTCAGACACCGTCGAAGATTCCGTCATCGGCGACACCTACCGCACGCGGCTCGCGACGATGAAAACGTGGTCTGCCTCGGGCGATCTCTATTGGGACGAGACCGACGCCGGCCAACTGCTCATTACGATTGGCTCGCAGGTCACGCTCAACCTTTACCCAGAGGGCGCGGACACCGGCGACCGGTACTATTCCGGCGCTGCAATCGTGACGAAATTCGACATCTCGGCTTCGTTCGACGGCATCGTAGAAGGCTCAATCGCCTTCGAGGGCAACGGCGCTCTGAGCACGCTGACCGCCGTCTAATTTCTCAGCAGCAAAACACACACAACACAATGGAAGCAATCGACCTAGTTCGGGAACACTTCGCCTCGCTCGGCACGCGCAAAATTGACGTGCCCGAGTGGAAGCTCGTCGTCCACGCATCGCCGGTTACGCTCGGCGAAAAGAATCGGCTCTACCGTCGCAGCAAAGAGAACGACATGGAGCTTCTCGTGGACATTTTGATAATGAAAGCCACGGACGAGCACGGCGCGAAGCTGTTCACGATCGAGCACAAGCCGACGCTGTTGAACAAGGCCGACAGCAACGTCGTCGGACGCATCGCCAACGCCATTCTGGCCGAAAACGGGCCGAGGCCTGACGACTTAAAAAACTGATTCACGGCGGGGAGGCGGGCGACTTCCTGACCGTGTATGCTCTCGCTGATAGGCTTCACAAATGCGCCTACGAGATTCTCGCCATGCCAGCGCAGGAACTTAACGGCTGGCTCGTTTACATAGAGCACCAAAACCGAAAACTGAAGCACCATGGCTGAAGCATCATTCACACTCAAAGCGGTCGATGCGACGGCGCAGGCGTTTGCGAGCGTGCAGAACAATTTGCATCAGCTGAAAAACACGTCGAACGAGGCTGGCCGCGCGCTGGCGAAAAACTTGGACGTCAAGGACGTGATGCGGTCGCTTGCTTTCGCGATTGGATTGAGCGCGGACAAGATCGCAAACAAGATTGCAGAGTTGGCAACAGGGCAAACCGAAGAAGTCGTTAAACTTCAGGAAGAACTTGTCAAGGCGAGCGACGAAACATTCGCGAGTGCTGTGGCCTTGCAGAAAGTGAAAAATACCGATCTTATAAATTTGAAGCTCATGCAGCTAGAAGAGAGGAGATTGAGCGAGATTATAGCGCAAAAGCCCACCAACTTAGAAGAACAGGTAAAGGTCCAGAAAGCTGTAAACAATTTGAATCTAGTTCAAATTCAACTGGCTGGGATATATGGGAAGCAATGGGATGAGGTTGTTGCTGGGCAAGATGAATATAATAAACTCAGAAGAGAATTCGCTGAAACTGAGATGGCATTGAGGATTGTTAGAGGAGGAACAATCGACAAAGCAAAATTGTATAATGATTTGACGGTTAGGGAAATTAAGATTAAAGATGAACTCAACGACGTGGATACATGGACGATTGAAGGCATCAAACTTCAGAACGATTTGAAGAGAGAGCAAATTGAGATAAATAAACAACTGATCCCGCTTGAGCAAGATCGCCGCAAGTTGTCGATGGATGCAGGCCAAGCAATCGCACAAAGTTTCGAGGATGCAATTCTGAGCGGGAAAAAACTCGGCGAGGTCGTGCGCGATCTCGGGCAAGATTTGCTCCGCCTCGTCTTCCGCCAGCAAATTACCGCACCGCTCGCCAAGGGAATCGGCGACGCGCTTTTCACAGGCTTCCGCGCCGAAGGCGGACCCGTCGGCGCAGGCGGTGCCTACATGGTCGGGGAAAAAGGCCCCGAGCTATTCGTGCCGCACTCGTCCGGCAGCATCGTGCCCAACGGCGCAATGGGCAGCAGCGGCGGGGGCTCGGGCGGCGTCACGGTGAATTACAACATCGCCGCAGGCGTCTCGCGCGCGGAGCTTGTGCCTATCCTTGAACAAGAGCGTCGGCGGCTCAAGGCCGAGATTCCCGACATGGTGCGGCGCGGGGGATCGTATCGTAGCGCGTTTGCTTGAGTTCCTAGACGCTTATGGCCATCTCCTATCCTCTCACCCCTCCCGCCGCGATTCGCATCGCTTCCTTGCGTTTCTCGGCCATCAGCGCGGTCGCCCGCAACATCTCGCCGTTCACCTTTTCGAGCCAGAGCTACAACTGGACCGGCACGATGCTCAGCGGCGATGTCGAGTGTCCTCCGATGAACCGCGCCGACGCCGAAGAACTCATTGGCTTTCTCATCATGGCTGCGCGCGGCACGTTCTACTTCCGCGACTACGCGAACGGGACGCAGCGCGGCAATATGTCGAGCAACCCCAAGCTCGACGGAGCGCACGTCGCGAACACGACGACGATCACGATTGACGGCGGAAGCGGCTCGTGGGCCGTCGGCGATTACATCCAGCTCGGGACGGGCAGCAGCTCGAAGCTGCACAAGATCACGAAGGTGAACACGGCGACCTCCTACGAAATCTTCCCGCTCTTGCGCACCAACTACGCTGACGATGCCCCGATCGTTTACAGCAACGCCGTGGGCGTCTTCCGCCTCGGGACGACGACGTGCGACTGGTCAATCGACACGGCGAAAAAGTATGGGCTGAACTTCTCGATCTTCGAGGCGATCAACACATGAGCCGCACAATTCCCGCTCCTCTCCTCGCCTCGACGACGGCGGCGCAGCTCAATCCGTTCTTCGCCACATCGCTTGATTTCGACGCGGGCACGGTGCGGTATTGGACCGGATACGGCACGATCACAATCGGCAGCGTGACCTATGCGGGCATCGGTGCGTTCTCCGCGATCTCGACCATCGAGGAGACGGAAGACCTCTCGGCGCGCGGGCTGAAGATCGACCTGACCGGAGTGCCGAATGATCTCGTCGCGGCGGCTCTCGATGAACCCTACCAAGGCCGGACGGCGGCGGTGCGCTTCGGCACGCTGAACGCGGACACGGGCGCGGTCATCGACTCGATCACGGTCTTCTCCGGTAGGATGGACACGATGGTGATTTCCAACGACGGGAAACAAGCGACCATCGGCATCGCAGTCGAAAGCAAGCTGGTCGATTTCCAGCGCACGCGGGAAAGTCGCTACACGCACGAGGAGCAACTGCGCAGATACCCAGCCGACACGGGGCTCGAATACGTCGCAGGATTGCAGGACAAGGTGATTTACTGGGGCAACGCTAACGCGACCGCGTTTCGCACGGGCGGAACAAATGAACCCTTAAACGAAGAACCATAATGTTTGAGACATTCGCGCTCTGGATCGGAACTTATCTACTGGAGTGGGGGGTTGCTACCGCCGTCGTTGACGTAATTGTCATGGCGATACCCTACATCGTTACGATCGGACTGAGCATGGCCGCATCACGCCTCCTCGCGCCAAAGATGCCGTCAATGGGCGACCTCAACGACCGCGGAATAATGACGCGCAGCCCGACGTCACCGCGGCAAATAATTTACGGGCAAGCCAAGGTGTCCGGCACCGTTGTCTTCCTCGCGACGAGTGGAGACAGGAACGAGTATCTGCATCTGGTCGTGACTTTAGCTGGCCACGAGGTCGAGGAAATTGGCAGCGTGTATTTTAATGAGGACGAGGTTTTAACCGGCAGCGGCGACGGCTACGCGACGGGGAAATACGCGCGTGTGGTCAACGGATACACCGGTTCACTCATTCACAAGCATCTCGGCTCGACGACGCAGACGGTGGACTCGACGTTGCAATCTGATTTTCCAGTGGACTGGGATTCAAACCATCGCTTGCAAGGCATCGCCTACATCTACTGCAAGCTCACATTCTCAAACGAAATCTTCGTCGGCGGAATCCCGAACATTTCGTGCATCGTCAAGGGCAAGAAGGTTTACAACCCCAGCACGCTCGCGACCGCTTACAGCGCGAACCCTGCGCTCTGCTTGCGCGACTACCTGCTCGACGCCGATCTTGGGATGGGCATGGACGCGAGCGAGATCGATGACACCTCGGTCATCGCCGCTGCGAACATTTGCGACGGACAAGTTGAGATTAAGCCGGTGACAAGTCCGGCGACGTATGAGAATCGCTACGAGTGCAACGGGCAGGCCGTAACGTCCTCGACGCCAGACTCGATCATCGGGCAAATCCTTTCCTCGATGGGCGGCACGATCGCTTACAGCGGCGGGCAGATCGTGGTCTATGCCGCAGCGTATCGTTCGCCAACGATCACGCTCGACGAGTCGCACATGGCCGGCGGCTTCACGGTCTCGACTCGCCTGAGCGCGCGCGACCGCGTCAACGCCGTGAAGGGCACTTTCATCTCCGCCGAGAACCAGTGGGCGGCGGCCGACTTCCCGCAGATTACGAGCGCGACCTACTTGGCCGATGACGATGGGATTTATCACTGGCGCGACGTCATCCTGCCTTTCACGACGAGCAGCAGCGCGGCGCAGCGCATCGCACGAATTAACCTGCGGCAAGCGCGCGAAGAAATCATCTTCACCGCGAAGTTTAATCTCACGGCGATGCAGCTCCGCGCGGGCGACACGGTGAACCTCACCAACGCAAACCTCGGATTCTCGTCGAAGGTGTTCGAGGTCATCGCGTGGTCGCTATCGAGCGACGGCACGCCGCCGACTCCGGTAATTGAACTCCAATTACGAGAGACGGCTTCGAGCGTTTATGACTGGACTGTTTCCGACGAGGTCGCGGTGGAGGATGCGCCGAACACGACGCTGCCGAATCCGTTCTCAATCGACCCGCCGACGAATCTCACGCTGACGGCAGACGGCACGACGCAATTCATCCAAGCTGACGGCTCGGTCATGCCGCGAATCAAAGTGGCGTGGAGCGCACCGACCGAGCAGTTCGTGACGAGCGGGGGCAAGACCGTAATCGAATACAAGGAGGGCACGGCGACGACATATTTGGTCTGGTCAACGGTGGATGGCGACCAGACGCTGGACTTCATTTCCAGCGACGTGCGAATCGGCACGAGCTACAACGTTCGGCTCTACGCTCAGAGCTTCTTCAACACGTCATCGACCTACACGGCGGTTGCCTCGATCACGCCGGCCAAAGACACGACCGCGCCCGTCACGCCCACCGGCCTCAGCGCCGTAGTCGGCACGGGCCGCGCCGTCTCGCTCGACTGGAACGACAACACCGAGCCCGACTTCTCGGAATATGGCATTTACCGGCTCACATCTCCCGTCACCGCTTCCGCGCTGAAAATCGCCGAGGTGCGCGCGTCGCGGTTCGTGGATACGGAGGTGACAATCGGGACGACGTATTATTATTGGCTAAACGCTTACGACACGGTGGAAAACGTGTCGGGCTTTACCAACTACGTGCAGGCCACCCCATCGGTCATCACCGCTGGGCCTATCGACCCAACCGCGCCGAGCACGCCAAACGCGCCGACGCTCATCAGCACGACGGTCTATCTGTCGAGCGACGGCGGTTCGTTTGCGCGCGTCTCACTGACCGCTCCTCCGCTTCCCTCGGGCGCGGTCGCTCTCGATGTGCTCTATCGGCGCACAGGCGCGAGCGATTACATCGTCGGCAATCAAATCGCGCAGTCAGTTTCCTACGCGGTGTCGATCGACGATCTTTCGGTGGGCGTGGCCTACGAGTTTGCGGCGCGCGGCATCTCGTTCTCGGGGGCGCAGTCGGCGGTTTCGTCGTCGCTGAGTCAATCCGCGCCGTCGAACACGACCGCGCCGACAACTCCAAGCGGCGGGGCCATAACTTCGAAAGCTCCCGCCGTGCTGACATGGGCCGTTAGCGATCTCTACTTCGGCGCGCACGTTTCGTGGTCGGTAAACAGCGACAAGGATTTCGCTTATTTCGAGATAAAATCAACAACTACCAATTCCGACGCAGCGGTGGATTACATTTGGTTCCCTGCAAATGGAACTGCGGGACTTTATCAGACCCGAGAACCGTTTTTTGATTACTATCGGGTGGATGTGCAAAACGGCTATGTTCGGATTCGTGCAGTCAATCGTTCCGGAACAGCATCGCCATGGCATTACGCTGGCAACATCGCATCTTACACGACGGTGATTGGTGGGAATATGTCGCTTCAAAACAAGACCGACGTAACCACCACCGGAATCAAAACCGGAGGCGGCTCATCCACGCTGCAAGTCAATGTCGTCTATGAGGTCAACACGGTCGTCACGCTGACAGGTGGCAGCACGACCGAGAACGTGAACATCTCGCTCACGAATCGCGGATTCTCAGCAAAGCCCGATGACGGTTTGGTCGTGGTCGAGGACGTGCTGTATCAGGGATTCTATGACTCGCAATCAGGCAGCTCGTCATCGACAAACGCCGTCATCAAAATCTATCGCAACGACGGCGGGACGCTTGCATCAGGACCGCTTCGACTCTCCGCACGCTTCACGGATTACACCTAACATGGCATTCCAAAAAACATTCACGCTCCGCTCTGGCGCACAGGGCAACTACACGCGGCTCATCACCTATCGCGTGGACCGGATGACGCGCGAGGCCGTGGGGCTTTTCTCGCTCTTCGTGGACTCGGCGGCGGCGCACTCAGGCAAGGACCCGCTGACGCCGTGGATTGCAAAGCTGCGCGTGACGGGCGACGCCTTCGACCGATACTTTTCAAGCGCCGCGCTCGATGCCGACACGATGGCGAATTTCTACCGCGCAGCGAAGGCCGAGCCGATGGTTTCGGATTTCGGCGACGCTTTGTTTTCGGACGCGCTCGACGTATGAGCGCATCGGATACGCGAAGGGGCCGCGCAATTACACGCTTGCCACCGCTGCCGCAATCCGCTCCGCTCGCATCACCATGCGGCGGTGAGGGCTGAGGCCAACCGCAAGCCCGCGAGCGGATTTACCGTTTCGCGGGCTTTCTTTTGCCTAGATTACAAATCCATCGCCAACATTTGATTCGTTTTAAGTCGCGCAACTGCAACGGCTTAGGGAAGCAGCAGGACAAAATACGCAATTGTGTTTACATCGGGTCGGGAATCCGAGAGAGTTTTCACGTCGGAGGGAAACAACCCAACGACCAACTCAACCCAAAACAAAATGAAAACGATCACCTCCCTCGCCCAAGTCAAAGAAATCGCCAGCGCCATGTTCTCCAAGGACTCGGCGATTATTTCGGTGAACATCGAAACGTCTTTCGGATTGGTCGCAGCGTTTCGGGATGGTTTAGTCAGGATGGCCGAGTGACCCAACCCACCCCCGCAAACCACCCCGCCACCTCTTCGGAGGCGCGGGGTTTTCCGGTGCCAGACCGGAGGGAACTAACCCCGAGGCTCGCAACACAACAAAAATGACTAACACGATTCAAGCAGGACAAGTCCTCAAAGCCCGCAGCGTTTGCGATTGGGACTGCATCTTCTCGGTGGAAGTGATCGAGCGCAAAGGCTCCTTCGTCACCGTCAAAGCACAGGGCAACGTGAGCCGCAAAAAGGTAATGATCGATGATCAAGGCGAATACGTTTTTGCGCTCGGCAAATACTCGATGGCTCCGATCTTCCGCGCGAGCTCAGGGGGTGCCGCATGAGCCCCACCACCGCACTCACCCGCGCTCTGATCCTCGCGCTCACCGCGCCCGACCAAGCTCGCGCCGACCGCGCAATCGCGCTCGCCGAATCAATCGGCGCGGGCTGCACGGCGAAGCAGGTAGTCACCGCAAAACGCAACGCAGCCAAACTCGCACGCGCATGAAACCTTGGGCCATTAATCCAGTCTTCGCGGTCATCGAGGCGACCGATCTCTATTTCATCGAGAGCCACAACAAATGGTTCCCTGTTCCGAGGCATTGGGTCGGCGACTTTGTTATCTCGCACACCTACGCGATCAAGTCGCGCGACTCAAAATGAAACACCTCGCCCTCCTCCTCGCGCTTGCGGCTACCGCGCAGGCTGCGCCACCACCCAGCTTCTTCCGCGCGCTCCACGTAGTCGAGACGAGCGGGCGCACCGGTGCGATTCTTGGCGACAACGGCCGCGCTCTCGGGCCGCTTCAAATTCACCGAGCCTACCACGCCGACAGCCGCGTGGCCGGCGACTACTCAAGGGTGGCCGATCTCGATTACTCGAAGCGCGTCGTGACCGCCTACCTTCAACGCTACGCGCCGCAGGCGTGGGCGGCGGGGGACGTGACTACGCTGGCGCGAGTGCACAACGGCGGGCCGCGCGGGGCGACTAAGCCAGCGACGGTGGCCTACGGCGACAAGGTTGCGCGGCTCACTAAATAATTTCGGAGCCACCCGATTGCCAAGGCCAACGACGGCGCTCGTGCCGGTGCGAAAATACGCGAGCAACAATCAGCAACAACACAACACAACAGGACGACAATGAACCAAGACAATTACGACACGGAAAATGAAATGCTCTGGGCCGCGAAAGATTTGCGGACCATGACGAGCTGCAAAGCGGAAATCGCGATCTCGCGACGAGTGACGATCAAGCCGAACGCGATCAAAGAAAGCTGGGATTACCAGATCACTTTTGGAGACATCCTCAATCGAGGCGCGTGGCGCTGGGAGTGCGCGCAATCCGATTCACTGGAAGGAGCGATGGACATCGCTCGCGGCCAGATCACTGCGCAGGGCGACGAGAAGGCGCGCGAGCTCCTGCAACTGACGGACGCTGCCGCAAAGCTCGGGCTCAAGCTCGTGGAGGCCACGCCATGAACCTCGAACTCATCGACGTAGAACTCGTCCGCATCCGCGTAGAACTTGTCCGCATCCGCGAAGCTCTCGAAGCTCGCCCGTTCGCATCGGGCGCACCGGCTGCAAAGCCTGCTCCGAGCCTCGCGAAGTCGGACGAGGTGCCGATGCCCACCGAAATCATCGAGGACGCGGGCAACGTGCAAGTGCATTTCGGCAAAAACAAGGGCGTGGCGCTCTCGTCGCTGGGCGACCGCTCAGTGGCATGGTATGCGCAGGAGCCCGAGCCGCGCCTAGGGAACAACGGCAAACCCTTCCCGCCGCGACCCGAGGACGTTCTGCTGCGCAACGCGGCACGGACGCTCATTCACCAAAAGCGCGGGACCATTACAGGTGCCGCAGTTCCTACCGCTCCCGTCGCGAACATCGACGAGGGCAACGTCCCATTCTGAAAGCAAAAACCCGCCGAGGAAACACAACCTCGGCGGGCAGCTAGCAGTAACAACACAACACAGAACAGCCAATCGTTAAAATGAACACATCAGAAGCACAGCCAGTCACATCAACCGCCGTGATCGAGACGCCCAAGAGCGTCACGACACCAGCTCAAATCAAAACACCGATTAACTTCGGCGCGCAGGGCGTGAAGCTCGCGTCGCTCGAAGACGCCTTCCGCTTTGCAAACGCAATCGTCGCGTCAGGATTCGCTCCGCGAGGCATGGAGAAACCGGAAGCGGTCCTCGTCGCGATCCAGCTCGGCGCGGAACTCGGGCTCACGCCGATGGCGGCGCTCCAGAACACCGCAGTCATCAACGGCCGACCCGCGATCTACGGAGACGCGGCGCTCGCCTTGGTGCGCGCCAGCGGTCTCCTCGAATCCTTCAACGAGGAGGAGGTGGGAGAGGCGGGCAAGGATTCGTTTGGTATCCGCGTCACGGCTACACGTCGCGACGGCTCGAAGGGCTCGGAGACGTTCACGGTGGCCGACGCCAAGGCCGCGAAGCTCTGGGGCAAGTCGGGACCATGGACCGATTACCCGCGCAGGATGCTCAAGTTTCGCGCCCGTGGCTTCGTGCTTCGCGACGTGTTCGGTGACGTGCTCAAAGGACTCCGAACCGCCGAGGAGGTGCGCGACTATCCCGAAGAGCGCAACATCACGCCGCTCTCAGAGAAAGTTAGCGGCGGGCTCACGATGTCGATCACGCAAGGGGGTGGCGCATGAGCACGCTGAACGACCTGCGGCCAACGTATGTGCTGCGGAAATACAGCACGACGCTCCTGCTCGCCGCCATCCTCGATCGCGCGATGGACCGCGACCAACTCGAAATCGACCGGCTCGAACTATGCATCGAGAACATCGAGAAGCGGAACGAGGGACGAATCAAAGAGCGCGCCGTCTTGCGCGCGAAACTGGAACAGGAAAACAACGAAAAGAAAGGCACCAAATGAACACGGGAGAAATCAAAAACCAAGCAGTCATCAACAACGCGACCGAGCAGTTTCGCTCGCTGCTCGAAACGCACTTCATCGCAATCGCTCGCGCTGCCGAGGAGTCATTCATGGAGGAGGAAAACCAGACCGAGCCGAAAGCCAAGGCATCCTTTGCGCTTGAGTGGGACGCGCTCTCACTCGCGCCGAAGGTCGTCGTGAAGATCGGATGGTCGGTGCGCTACAAGGACGAGACGGAGTCGATGGTGGACCCGTTGCAATCTAAGCTCGGGCTCGTGGAGGATGCGAAATGAGCGCACCGATCAACGACGGAGGGGCGGAGTTTCCGGTTATGTATGTCAGCGAAGGCATGACCCTGCGCGACTACTTTGCGGGGCAGGCGCTGATTTCGATGTGTGCGTCCTCAAACAAGGAGATGGATAAATTGAAACCAGACGGAAAGTATTTTGAAAAACACGTCAGGGATTGGTATGAGATCACTGGTCTTCGTGCGTATTGTTACGCTGACGCCATTCTCGACGCCCGCGCGGTAAAGAGGAGGGCGCCATGATTGCCGAATCCATCGATGCCTACCACGCGCACGAAGCCGTGTCGCACTCCAAGCTCGAACTTTTCCGCCGCCGCCCCATCTCGTATTATCGCCGCTTCATCGCGAAGACGGTGGCGCGACCGGAGCCAACAGAGGCCTTCCGCCTCGGCTCGGCGGCTCATTGCGCGGTGCTAGAGCATACCACATTCTGGGACCGCTACGCGCTGCGACCGGAGGGCATCGACCGGCGAACGAAGGAAGGCAAGATTGCGTTCGCAGCTTTCGAGGCCTATCACGCGGGAAAGACTATCATCACGCAGGACGAGGCTGGTTCGGTGCAGGAGATGACGGCAGCGGTGCAACATCACCCGCTCGCGTCGCAGCTCCTTGCCGCTGGCCTACCAGAGTTGAGCTGGCGCGTGCAGCCAGACAAAGGGATGGACCTGCAATGCCGCACAGATTGGTTCAACCCTGCGGGCTGCGAGTTGAGCAGCGGGCGACCCTACGTTGCGGACCTAAAGACCGTCGAGAGCTTGGATGCGGATGCGTTCCGCAACTTCGAACGCGCGTGCTTCAATTTCGGATACCACCGGCAAGCGGGATTCTACCTGCCGCTCATCACGGAAATCCTAGGGTCGCCGGTTTTCGATTTCTTCTTCGTGGCCGTAGAGAAGTGCGAACCCTACGGTGTCGCAGTCTATCGCCTCAGCGACGCGGCCACCGCGCGCGGGCACGACGAGACGATCACGGACTTGATTCGGTTGCAGGCGTGCATTAGGGACCAGCAATGGCCCAACCTCCCGAACGACCTCCGCGAAATCGGTCTGCCAAAGTGGTATGGGGGGACAGAATGAATCGCATAACCGATACACTCATCTTCGCTCTCGTGCTGATTGCGCTCATTATCACTTGGCCAATCCTTTTCGGAAAGGACGACGATGATCTCTGACATCCTGACAATACTCTCGATCTTCTCTGGCGCACTTGCGCTAGGCTTCATCATCGGCGCGCGCATCGGCTACAAGCGCGGGCGAGACGAGCAATGGGTGGACAGCTTTATCCAGCGCAACAACCGAGAGCGCGAGCGACGCGACAAGGACGGACGATTCAAATCAAAAACCAAATGAACAAACGAAAATCAGACGAGGCAAAGCGCATCCAGTGCGACGCTATGCTCGCGCAATTCATGTCCGTTAAAACGATCGCGCAGGCCCTCAGAATGAGCCGTGGGACCGTGAGTGAACGGGCGAAGCGCGCGGGGTTACATCGGCACTACATCACGGACGAGGAGGTAACGCATCTGCACAGTCGCAGGTCGGGACTCATCGCTCGGGAATGGATGAACACGAATTGAACACGAATTGAACACGAATTGAACACGGAATAAGCACGCTTAGATTTTAATGACCTTCCGATTCAATAACATTCCAGACGCATTGAGCTATCTGCGCGTGATTTCAAAGCCTGTTATGTTACCCGACCTAACGTCGAAACCGCGCAAGCTGCCACGCCCACAGAAAAAGCGTCGTGAACTAATCGCAGGCGGCGATCCTGTCCGCGATGCTGTTAATAAACTCACCTCAATGGTGGTCGCTCCCGCCGTATGGTGGGCAAAGCCACTTGCCGTGACAAAATCAACACTGCCAGAAAAACAAAAAACAAAAAAATGGAAAATTAAAATGAAAAACGAATACACACAAATCGGAAAAGGAAGCCCAGACTTAAAAGTTACTAGAATAAACGGAGTTGATCATATTAGTTATGATGATCTCTACCAAGCCATCATGAAGATGGTTATAGATTTACCGCAGGAGGCTACTCCGATTGTAAAGCAAGCGAGGGAATCACGCGAAATCATTGATCAATTATTGCACGGCATTGGCGGAGAAATGGAGAGATTTCAGAAGGATGCAGGTGGGCATATCCAAAACATACGAAGCACTCGCTACACAATAGTGAGTGAAGTAAGCACCATGCTCAATGCGCTTAAAGATGTAAGGCAATTTTTTATGGGTAGCGACTACAAGGAGCAGATCGACCGCTTGCGTGGATTCGTTGAATTGTGTGAGCGGCTACAAAAGCTAAAGCAAAGCGGATTCCTTGACGCCGTAGCAGACACCATGATCAAGCTCGATAGACCCGCCATCGGATAAAATGAGCACGCTCGCATTTACAGTCACCGGCGATCCAAAGGGCCAGCCGAGGCCGCGAGCGTTCGCGCGGAAGATGGGCTCGATTCACGTGGCGAGGTTCTACGACAGCGACGTGGCGGACGAGTGGAAGCGCGCGGTCCAGATCGTGGTCCTCGATGCATCCATCGTGCACAAGTGGCCGCTGACGCTCGGGCCGGTTGCGATCTCGATGTGTTTCTCTCTGCCAAGGCCCAAGTCGCATTTCGGCGCGAAGGGCCTCAAGGCGAGCGCGCCCTTGCATCACTCGGGAAAGCCCGACGCGGACAACCTCGCCAAGCTCGTAATGGACCAGATCACGAAAAGCGGGAAGGTCTGGCGGGATGACTCGCAGGTGGTCAGCCTGCGCGTTGAAAAGCTCTGGGCGTCGGGGAATGAATCGGGGTGCTCGGTGCTCATTGCGCTGGCGGGGATTTGAGTTTACATCGGGGGCGGAAGGTGAGAGAGTCCAAACAGGTCGTAAGAAACCTAAGATGAAATTATCAACAGAACTTTGTCCGTCAGTCTGCGCGAGGCGTGTTTCATCGCCAATCTCTTACCGCGTGGGCTGACGGACTTTTTGTTTTATGAATACCAGCGAAGACGGAAAAGAAATAATCTGCGAAACTAAGATGGAGGTTTCAGCTTACATCACAGAAGGCGGCGGCATTGCGATCGAGCAACTCGATCCGATGATGAATGAGTCGGGGCTGATCGTTATCCAAAAAAGCGACGTGTCGGCTTTGATTCGCGCTCTGAGCAAACTCAAAAAACGCTTATGAGCATCGGCTACACCAAACTCTTTTCCAGCATCGTGACCTCGACGATCTGGGTCGAATCAGACCGGACGCGCATAGTGTGGATTACGATGCTGGCGATGGCGGACAGGAACGGCGAGATTCAAGCATCCATTCCCGGACTCGCTCGATTGGCCGGCGTGCCGATTCCCGACTGTGAGGAGGCGCTTGCAAAGTTCATCGCGCCTGACCCCTACTCGCGAACACCGGACGACGAGGGGCGTCGCATCGAAAAGATCGAAGGAGGCTGGGCATTGCTCAACCATGCAAAGTATCGGGAAATGGCGAGCAGGGATGACAGCAAGGCCGCGAACACCGAGCGTCAGCGCAGGCATCGCGAAAAGGAAAAGCGTAACGCCACAGTAACGCCCCGTAACGCCAAGGTAACGCCGAGTAACATCAAAGTAACGCATACCTTGCACATAGCAGAGGCAGAGGCAGAGGCAGAGGCAGAAGCAAGGAATACACATACAGCGCCGGTTCCCGTCGCGGCGGGCGATGAAGCTCCTGCCCGCGATTGTCCGTTTCCGCCTGAGGTCGCCCGCAAGCAGTCCGCTCGCGAGCTCGAAGCCGAATCGGTCTGGGCGCTTTACCCGAAGAAAAAAGGAAAGAAGGAGGCCATGCGCGAGGTTATCAATGCGATTCGAACCGAGGGCATCGAGCGCATCCGCGAGCGCGTGAAAGCGTATGCGGATGCCGTCAGCCGGTGGTCGCAGGACGATCGCAAATACGTTCCTGACCCCGTGCGTTGGTTTAAGCGCGGGAACTACGACGACGACCCGAAAGAATGGCAGCGTAACGCAATTCCCGAATCCGAAAAGTCTGAATACAACAAAGATAATGCTTGGTAATTTCAACCACAACAACACAACACCATGAACACACCCAAACCCACACCCCGCACCGACGCCGCATGGACATCGTCGTTTGAAGGAAAACAAATGAGCGCAGGCCAAACCGCGAGGGCCTTGCGCGAATGCTCACAGAAACTCGAAACCGAACTTGCCGCGCTCCGCGCCGACCTCGCCGCCCTTGAGCAATGCCACGACGATAACTGCCGCGCCTTGGTGAAGATCGCCGAAGAACTCGCCACCGAGCGGGAGCGGCTGGATTGGCTCTTGTCATACGACGGAGTTGATTGGATTCTTTCGGCGCACAAAAACCGGAAACTATTCGAGGGCGAATCCGATAATCGAGCGTTGCTTGAGGCGGCGATGAAGGATGGCGCGAAATGACCGCCTCCCGCACCGCATACTGGCGCGAATACAATCGAAGAAACGCCGCTAAAAAACGCGAGCAGCACGCGGCGTTTCGCGAGCGGAACCGCGAGAAGGTCAACGCGGACAAGCGCGCGCTTCGGGCTGCGGGCAAGGTCGCGCCGCGCAAGGTGAGCGCGATTCGGGCGGTGAAGCCGACGGTCGCGAAGCCGCGCACGGACGAGGGAAAGGCTGAGGCCCTGCTCACGCTGCGGGGAAAGTTCGCGGCGTTTCGGGCAAAGCGGGCGGAGGGGAAGGGATGACCGCGCAACCGATGGCCAGCCTGCTCGCGGGCGTCGTTCCTGAGGGATTCTCGGGCACTCCGTTCGATGGTGACGCCGCAAGCGCGCATTTCCTCGCAGAGGCCCGCAAACGCGACGCAATCGCCCGTTTCGATTCCGCCGTGCCTCCGACGATGCGGGAATCAGACTGGGGACACGCTGGGATGGCCGCGAACCGCGCGCAGATCGAGCGAGTGCTTGCGCACCAAGTCGGGGCTAAGGGGCTGCTGCTGAGCGGCAGGACCGGACGCGGAAAAACGCGCTCGATGTGGGCGCTCATGCGCAGGCTGGCGCACGAGGAGGCGCGGGACATCCGGTATTTCCACGCGGGCGATTGGTTCGCGACGTTGCAGGGATGCCTCAACTACGGGCGGGACGATGCGCGGGGATGGGTCGATGCGGTGGCGCGTAGGCCGGTCGTGTTCATCGACGATCTCGGGCAAGAGGCAATCCAGACCGCGCGCAGCGAGTGGGCGATGTCGTGGTTCATGCGCTTTCTCGACATCAGGGTGAGCGAGCGGCTGCCGCTCTACGTGACCACCAACCTCGATGCGCAGGGCATTGCCGAGCGCGGGGCTTCGAGCGTCAGGGGCGACCCGATGGTCAGGCGGCTCATCGAGATTTGCGAGCCGATCAAATTCGTTTAAATGAAGGCCATCAAAAATGTCACGAACGGGAGAAGGCTCGATCACATGAAGCCTAATTTGATCGGGGTGTATGCTCTGCATCTCGCGGAAGAGATTGTTTACATCGGCCAAGCGCATTGCATTCGGACGCGAATTCAGCATCACGAGCGAGAGAGGGAGAAGGAGTTTGATGGCTATTCTTTTGCGAATTTAATGCCGATTCTCGAAAGAATGAACTACCCGACAGGAAAGATGTATCTCGACTGGGTGGAGTGCTGGGAAATAGCCCGCGCGGAGCCTATCCTGAATCGAAGAATTCCAAAGATGCGGCAGATTGAAATGATGATGCCTGTTGGGCTGCTTCGATTTTGCAGAAATGTTTCCGATCGCGAGGGAGTCACGACCGATGACGACTTTTTGCGTTTGAAGGAATCGCTGCAAACTGTCGCCGGTCGCAAATTAAAGATTGATTCGATTGAACATTCAGCCCTTTGCGCGTGCGCCAAAATCGAGGCTTGACACGCAACGCACGCGGGCCGAAACCCCACGCGTGCGCGGCATAGAACACAAACCTAAAAGCATCAGCGGCCACGCGTGGGCAAAACACAAGCGTCTCAACGCACAGCTCACGCGCGGAGGCCGACGGCGGAAACACACAACATGGAAACGAACAACGACAACGAGCGGCGAGAGCTAGAGGCTTTGCGCTTCTCCTCGCGTGCTGCGCGGGCGATTACAACCCTCGAAGTGCAGCGGAAAGCGATCGGGCGCGAATACGGCGAGAGGATAAAAAAAATCAAGGCTCTCATCCTCATCCTGCAACAGCGCGAGAGCCTCGGGCAAATGGGCATCGAGGGAATTGACGCGGTCGAGATTACGCCTGAGCTGAAGAAACTGATCTACAATCCGGTGGGCGACTTGTCGTGAACTCGATCACCGCCGCCGACTGGGTGACGAACTGCGTTACGACCTACGACGCAGCGCGCGGCACGGCACAGCTGTCCTGCGAGATCATGGAGCGATTAGTGGAGATGCACGAGATGCGGCACACGAGCGCGGCGGACCTTTGCCGGCGACTCGGGACGCTGGCCGACCTGTCGCCGTCGATGTTCCTGACCACGGTGCGGCTGGGGTCGGGGGACGTGCACGCGGTGCGGCAGTCGTTTGCCGAGATGGCCGAGCAGACCGGAAGGACGCGGCAGGCGCTGCATTACGAGTGGGCGCACGAGGTGGCCAAGGTCAGGATGGTTTTCCCTGAACTTGCGCAGCTTATGGCGGATTACCGGCAGTCAACGGATGAGCCTGAGCGGGGCGATTCGGAGGAAGGGCGGTGATCGCACGCATCGAGGCGCGGAGGGGGCTAGAATCGCACGCAAGGGGTGTTTGCGGGGGCATGGGGCA